AAAGCGGGCATAAAAAAGGCGGAGTAATTAAAGCGCCAATAGTTCGTGGACATGGGATTGAATCTAAAGGGAAAACTAAAGGTAGGTACTTATAATGCCCAGCACATCTAAAAAACAACATAATTTTATGGAAGCAGTAGCAAACAATCCAAAGTTTGCTAAGAAGGTCGGTATTAAACAGTCAGTAGGTAAAGACTTTGAAACCGCTGATAAGGGTAAGAAGTTCAAAGAAGGTGGACCTACATTAGCTGTAGGTCGTGGTGAAAAACTTGCAACTGATAAAGGTGGAAATGTTAATGGCTAAAGAAAATACAAAAGATGATATGGCGCAGGATAAGAAGCTAGTTAAAAAAGCTTTTGGAATGCATGATAAACAAGAACATAAGGGTGAGAATACAGACTTATCTAATCTTAAAAAAGGCGGTATGGCTATGAAAAAGATGGCTAAAGGTGGTATGGCAGAAGGTAGTAAAGACGAAGAAGCTGGCGAAAGCAAAGCATTCGAGGCTAAAGAAGATGAGTCAAAAGAAACAATTGGGCCAAAGAACATGAAAAAAGATGTTGAAACTGGTTCCAATAAACTTAAAAAATTTGGTGAGTCTGCAGTTCAAAAACGTGGTGATACTAAAGGTAAAAACTTAGGTGACTCAGGTCCAACTCGCATGGCTTCTGGTGGCTGTACTCGTGGCGATGGTATTGCAGAACGAGGCAAAACAAAAGGTAGGTACTTATAATGGCTGACGATAAAAAGTTAAGAATGGAAGATTTGGTTGATGTCGAAGCCAAGTTAGCCATGAAGAACCAAATGCGTGATGCACAGATTGCTAAAGATGCAGCTATGGTAAGAGCACAAACTGGCGCGCAAGCTCCACAGGCTAGACCGATGCCTCCACAAGGCGCACCTCGCCCAGCAATGCCACAGGCTAGTCCAGCAGCAATGAGCGGCATTCAAGACCAGATGCAGACTAATCGCAACAATGCAGCAGCAATGAATGCACCACGCACAATGAAAAAAGGTGGTGAAGTAGACCACGTTAGAAAACACGCTGCTGGTCATATGCATCATGATGACTACATCGCTCAATTTGGCAAACGATAACTAAGGAGTACTACAATGGAAAACACATCAATCCCAACAGAAGGTCCAATGAGCATGAATATGCCACATAACGACCAAGCAATTGCAATGCATCAAGAAGGTGACTTCACGCATCATGCTAAGAACGTTAAACCTCATGCAGCAGGGCATAAGTATAATACAGACCACGTTATGGCTACCTATAAAAAAGGTGGTAAGTGCTAACATGAAAGCTTCTCGTGGCATGGGTGATTTAAACCCTTCTAAGATGCCGAAGGGGAAAAAGATTGTTCGTAAGGACAATCCGAATGATGTAGAAGTATACAAAAAGGGTGGGAAAATAAACCTACCTAGCAAAAAGCAACGTAAATGAAATCACTAATCAGATGCTATATAGGCATGGTTTCTGGAATGCTCTTAGGATTTGAATTTTCAGAAGACGAAGAATTTAACTTCCTGATTATTGATTTGCTCATAATAGAGCTATTGTTTGAATGGGATAAGTAATGACATCGTTCGCATACATACATTGTAAACCTGATGGAACGCCATTCTATGTTGGTAAAGGGGCGTTACGTAGAGCACGTTCGCTTAGTGAGAGAAATTCAAGGCATCGGCGTACAGTAGTCAAATACGGAACTGAAAATATACTAAAAGGCATGTTGGAATGTTCTACCGATAAAATCGCATTAGCCCTTGAAGTTGGATTAATAAAATGCTTTAGAGCAATGGGTGTAGATTTAGCTAACTATACTGATGGTGGAGAAGGTACACTAAATCCTACACCTGAATCGCGTAAGCGGATGTCAGACGCTGCAAAAAAACGTGGGGTTTCAGAAGCTTGCAAACAAGCTAAAGTACAAGCGTTAAAGGGAAAGTCCTTACCTAAAGAGCATAAAGAAAAATTAAGAATCGCCCAAACAGGGAAAGTATTTACCGACGAGCATAGAATGAACATTAGTATTAGTGCTAAAAAACGAGGTATGGCAGCTTGCCATGCGGCGCGTAAAAATAAACGAAATAAGGACTAATAATGACAACAACTGGAACTACCTCATTCAACCTAGACCTTAATGATTTGGTCGAGGAAAGTTTTGAACGCGCGGGTTCTGAGTTGCGTTCAGGATATGACTTACGTACAGCACGTAGAAGCCTTAACTTACTTACTATTGAGTGGGCTAATCGAGGCATTAACTTGTGGACTATTGAGCAGGGGCAAATTCAATTAACTACAGGACAAGTAACCTATACGTTACCAGTAGATACTATTGACCTATTAGACCAAGTAATTCGTACTAATTCAGATAGTGTGTCAAATCAAACTGATATTAACATCAGTCGAATTTCAGAATCTACATACTCAACAATACCAAACAAATTAACTCAAGGTCGTCCTATCCAAGTATGGATTAATAGGCAATCAGGTGCTACGACACCTACTGGAGTCAATGCCCCGACCATTAATGTTTGGCCCAGCCCTAACGCTCCTGATAACCAATACATATTTGTTTACTGGCGTTTACGTAGAATTCAAGACGTTGGTGATGGTGCTAATACACAAGATATCCCATTCCGTTTCTTACCTGCTATGGTTGCAGGTTTAGCTTATTATCTAAGCATTAAGATTCAAGGCACTGACCCTAATCGTGTGATGGGGTTAAAGGCAGATTACGAAGAACAATTTAGACTAGCGGCTGAGGAGGACAGGGAAAAGAGTTCTATAAGATTCGTACCAAGAAATATGAGCTATACTCGCTAATATGAAACCATGTGATAAATGCGCAGAAGAAAAACCAATTAGTTTATTCCCAAAACGGGGGAACGATTGCAAGGTTTGCGTTGCTAAATATATGAAAATATATAGGGCAGCAAATTCAATGCGTATAAGTACACTTAAAAAAGCATGGAAGTTAGCTAATAAAGACTATGTTATACAAAGAGATAAATGTTACGCCGCTGCGAATCCCGAAAAGCATAGGGCAGCAAGAGCAAAATGGCGTAAATCTAACCAACACATTGTAAATGCATTATCAACATTACGTAAAGTTTCTAAACTAAATAGAACCCCAGCATGGGTTGATTCTGAAGAACTATGGTTGATTAAAGAAGTATATGCATTGGCTAAATTACGTACTAAAGTAACTAAAATTAATTGGAGTGTCGACCATATAACCCCACTACAAGGGGAATTAGTTTCGGGGTTACATACAATAAGCAATTTACAAGTGATACCTGCGGTCATGAACAGCGCAAAAAGAAATAGATTTGAGGTAGCATAATGGCTTCTAAGTTCTCGTCAGGTAAGAATGCAATTGCAGAGTGTGACCGATGTGGTCAACGATATAAATTAACACAACTACGCAAGTTAGTAATTAAGACTAAGCAAGTTAGTATTAAGGTATGTCCAGAGTGTTGGGAACCTGACCAGCCACAATTACAGTTAGGACTTTATCCAGTTAATGACCCACAAGCGGTTAGAGAGCCAAGACCTGATACCAGTTATTCTGCTTCAGGTGTAGGTACAGATGGGTACTCAATGGATGGTAGTCGTCAATTCCAATGGGGTTGGGCACCTGTAGGTGGAGCTAGTAGCTTCGATGCTGTACTAACACGAAATGACTTGATGGCTATAACATATGTAGGTACAGTGACGGTAACAACAACTTAAGGAGTATTAAAATGGGTTATAAATCAGCAGCAGATGGCGTTACACAATCAGGTAAGACTAAGGGTAAGAACTTAGGTGATTCAGGTAAAGACATTGGTATTGAAGGTGGTAAGGCTAGAAGTGGTAGTGGCTTAAATGCTGCTATGAAAAAAGTGGGTCGTAACATGGCTCGCGCTAATAACCAAAAATAAGGAATTATCATGGCACATGACGAAAAGAAACAAGACCCTAATAAAATGTTGGCAGATGATGTAACTCTTTCAACTGAACCAATGCGTGTTAGTTTAGGCAACCCCTTTGAACCAAAAGTAAAAACATCTGGTCTAGTTACTCGTGGTAATGGTTGCGCTACTAGAGGTAAAACAGCCCGTGGGCCTATGGCATAATGAATTACATTCAGCTATCACAGGCAATACAAAACTATGTGGAGAACAATGAATCTCTATTTGTAGCTAGTATTCCTACATTCATTATGGAAGCAGAAGAACGTATCTATAATACCGTACAAATACCTACACTACGTAAAAACGTAACGGGTTCAATGACTATCGGTAATAAATACGTTTCTCTTCCAGCTGATTGGCTGGCTAATTATTCTGTAGCAGTTATTGGTGCTGACGGAACTTACTCATATCTATTAAACAAAGATGTGAACTATATGCGTGAGGCATACCCAAATCCAAATGTTACAGGAATACCTAAGTATTACGCACTGTTCGGCTCACAACTAACTAATATTGAATCTCTTTCATTAATTCTTGCTCCTACACCTGATACGGCATATGGGGTAGAGCTACATTACTTCTACTATCCAGTATCAATTGTGCAAGGGGTAATTACTGGATTTAATACAATCGTTGCAGGTACAGGGTATAACACAGGTACATATTATAATGTCCCACTTTCAGGTGGTTCAGGTACATATGCTACTGCTACAATTGTAGTAGCTAGTGGTGGGGTTACAAGCGTTACGATTAATGATGGTGGTTCACTCTATGTTACAGGTAACGTATTAAGCACTAGCAATACTTACTTAGGTGGTGCGGGTGGAGGATTTACAGTTACTGTATCTACTATCGATAACCCAACAGGTACAAGCTGGTTAGGTGATAACTATGACCCAGTATTGTTTTATGGTGCTATGCGTGAGGCAATATTATTCATGAAGGGTGAGCAGGATATGGTTGCCTATTACGAGAAAATGTACATGGAAGCTGTTGCACAACTTAATAGATTGGGTACAGGTCTTGAACGTGGTGATACTTATCGTGACCATCAAGCTAAGATAAAGGTTAGCCCATAATGGCAATCATTCAGACACAATGCACTATCTTTAAATATAACTTACTATGTGGGTTAGAAGACTTTAATCCACCATCGCCTTATGTTTATAAGATTGCACTCTATAATGCTAATGCTAATTTAGATAATACGACTGTAGCTTATTCAGTTACAAATGAAGTGGTTGGTACTGGGTATACAGCAGGAGGGAAAGCACTAACTCTTATTGCACCAATAGCTGATACAACAAACAATACCGCATACTGGTCGTTCAATAATGTAACATGGACTCCAGCAAACTTCACATGTAGAGGTGCTTTAATATATAATAGTACTACTGGAGCCGCTGTTGCTGTACTTAATTTTGGTTCGGATAAAGCATCGGTAAATAGTTTTACAATAACTTTTCCAACAGATACTGCGAATAGCGCAGTTTTAAGAATTTCATAAGGATTTTATATGACGATAGAGAAACAAGGCTTTGGCGATAACGCTGTTGCAATTTGGGACACAAACGCAGCCGATAATGAAACAGTTGGTATTATGGGGAACTATCACGTTGAATGCCGTGATGCCACAGGTAACTTAAAATGGGAAGAATCATTCCCTAACTTAGTGAACTCAATCGGTAAACAGTTACTACTCGATACACTATTAAAAGGGTCATCTTACACAGTTGTAGGTCCATTTTTAGGTCTTATTAACTCAAGCCCAACTTTCTTAGCTGCAGATACAATGACATCTCACGCTGGTTGGACAGAGTTTATTGCCTACACAGTTGGTGGTTCAGCAGTTCGTGGTACAGCGGTGTTTGCTTCAGCGACATCATCAGGTTTATCTCCAGCTAATATTACAAGTTCTGCAGCTGCTTCAATCACATACACTATTACAGGTGCTGGCGGTACAGTTGCAGGTTGTTTCTTAGTAACAGGTTCAGGTGCAGTAAGTACTCAGTCTAGTACAGCAGGTACTTTATATAGTGCTGGTGCGTTTGCAACACCTAAAATCACGACAGTCGGCGATACTGTGGCTGTGACCTACACGACTACTGCAACAAGCTAAGGGGTCTTAAATGGCTCTAGCATTGAATGACAGAGTCCAGCAAACTGGAACAGCAAACACCACCGTAAGTTTTACTTTAAGTGGTTCAGTTACTGGCTTTCAATCTTTTGCCGTGGTTGGCAACGGAAATACCACTTACTACTCATCTACAGACGTTTCTGGAAACTGGGAAGTAGGTATTGGCACGTATGCCACAGGCGGTACTTTAACTAGAACAACTATATTAGCTTCAAGCAATGCGGGTAGTGCTGTTACATTCTCAGGCACAGTCAATGTCTTTGTAACTTATCCTTCAGAAAAAGGTGTATGGTTAGACGCAAGTGGTAATGTTAGTACCCTAGGTACTATAGCATCAGGTACTTGGCAGGCTTCAACAATAGCTACATTATATGGTGGTACAGGGGTAACAGTATCAACAGGAGCAAACTCTAATGTACTCCGTGATGCTAATCAAAATATAACAGCTAATAACTTTTTAACTGCTTTTGCAAGTACTGTTTCTTCAGCCACTACATTAACACTAACTGTAGCTTCTGCTCAATATCAACGGATTACTGGAACAGCCACACAAACAGTCGCACTGCCTAATGCAACAACCCTTCAAAACGGGTTTATATTTACTATAGATAATGACTCATCGCTTACAGCTACAGTTATAGATAATGCGGCTACTACATTAGATACAATTCCTCCGGGTGGTGTCGATCAATGGGTATTAGTTAGTAATGGCACCACTGCAGGTACATGGGTTCCATATAGTCAGGTTCCTTCAGCAGTTGATTGGGGTACTAATACACTAAACTTAGCTACTACTGTAGTTTCTGGCGGTACTTGGAATGGTGGTACGATTACTTCAGCTTATGGCGGTACTGGGCTAACTACTTTTACAGCTGCTAACAATGCATTATACTCAACCAGTGCAGGAGCTTTAGCCGCAGGAACTTTACCCATTGCAGCAGGTGGTACAGCGTCAACAACATTAGCAGCAAACAATGTTTTACTAGGTAACGGGACATCAGCCTTACAAGTAGTAGCTCCATCATCATCAGGTAATGTATTAACATCCAATGGCACTACTTGGCAATCTACAGCGTTACCCGCTGGCAGTGTTACAGTTACAGACGATACTACAACGGCTACTGCACTATATCCAACATTTACAAGTGCTACTTCAGGCTCTATAACAGGCGTTAAAGTTACAAGTACTAAGTACACATTTGTTCCAACTACAGGGGCATTAACAGCTCCAGAAATAGTCGCATCAAACGGCTTAGTGGTAAATAATGCAACAGTATCAACAAGCTTTACTATTCCTACGGGTTATAACGCAACAGCAACCGGACCAATGACAATCGGTAGTGGGGCAGTCGTGACTATCCCTAGTGGAAGCCGTTGGTTAATATTATGATGAATGCACATATATATTTAGTAGCTAATACTGTAAATAACAAACACTATATAGGCCAGACTATAGTTTATAAAAATAAATTTGGTCATGGACTGGCATTACAAGATGCTTATAATAAACATGGTAAAGATAAATTTACATATGAAAGATTGTGTTCAAATATATTAAATAGAAACACATTAAATTATTTAGAAAAGTTTTGGATAGCAACTTTTAACTCTATTGCTCCTAATGGATATAATATTGAGCATGGGGGTTCTGATAAAGGTGAGGTATCTGAATCAACAAAACAAAAATTACGAGATGCTAATATAGGAAAAAAAGCATCAGTAGAAACTAAACAAAAAATTAGTGATGCTAATAGAGGTGAAAATAATTCATTTTATGGAAAAACACATTCAACTGAAGCTATAGCAAAAATAATTGCAGCTAATTTAGGTAGAACTTTTGTTACATCAGAAGAAACTAAAAAGAAAATTGGGCAAGCAAACGCAGGTGAAAATAATGGAATGTTTGGTAAAAAGCATACAGACGAAGTTAAACTTAACTTTAAAGACAGAGCTAAAGCTAGACATTGGTTAGGTAAAAAGTTTTCAGATGAGCATAAAGCGCATTTATCTATAGAAAGAACTTGCCCACATTGCAGTAAGGTAGGTAAAGGAAATGCGATGATTAGGCATCATATGGATAACTGTAAACAAAATAGGGCGGTAATATAATATGGCTTCTACGATAAACGCAAAAACAACGGGTGTTGGTGGCATTGATGCTTCAGGTGATGCTAGTGGAGTACTTGCCCTTCAAACTGGCGGAACTACTGCGGTCACTATAGATACTAGTCAGAATGTGGGGATTGGTACAAGTAGTCCAAGTGCA